GATAGCGAGCGACCGTGATAGAACTCACATCAACGTATGTTTATGTGTTGATATGTCGCGAATGTGTACAAACGTACACTGTCCGCATACGTGATAGGTTGTCCGGTTTTGTTACAACTGGCCGGCGGTGTCCAGTGCCAATTGGCACTAGGCACCGAATCGGCAAAGCCGAAATCCGAACCCCGCCGACCGGCATATCCGGGGGGGACTCAACATAACCCCCAAATGCCGGCAAATGGGATCGCATTATCGCAATGAGACCTTGGAGTCCCTCCAAGAAAACACGGTGGACATGAAATGGTCTTTTGGTAGACTTTTCATGTTGGTTCACAGGGAGGGAAGTGCATGGCTAAGAAGAAGGCCAAGCGTAAGCGGAATTACCGTAAGGAATATGACGATTACCATGGTACGGCGGCCCAGCGTAAGCGTAGGAGTAGTCGTAACAAGGCAAGGAGGAAGGTTAAGAAGGCCGGCGGGAAGGTGAAGGGCAAGGATGTCCACCACAAGGACGGTAATCCGAAGAACAATAAGCGTGGGAATTTGAGTGTGCAGAGCCGTCGTAAGAATCGGGGCAACAATAAGAAGTACAAGGGGATGAAGTACAAGAAACGAAAGGGCTAGCATGGAAGCTAAAAAAATCGCTAAGAAAATGAAAGAGCGTTATATGCCGACGCCAGAGGAGATTGAAGAAGAGTGCGTGTTGATACGGTCTGAATGGCCTCCCGAGCGGTGGGCACGTCAGGTTGGTGCTACTCCTTGGAAGATTCCGGTGAGTATTCAGTCAGGGATACTTGAGAATGTCCACAAGGGCTGAGAAGCTTGCGTTAAGGTTGAAGGAAGCCGGCTTATTCTCGGATTACCGGATTCGCAAGACACAGTTGGAGCAGGAGGGGTATACTCCCAAGCAGGCTTTCAACCTTGCGGCTGACGAGTTTACCGAGATGTTGAACGAGGGAGAAACTGGCGAGCCTGTTCTGCGACAGGCGGGAGGTGGTGGGACTAAGAAGGAGCCGGTAACATCTGATTCTTTTTCGGGCAAGGACAGCGGTCTCAGGGCTGACTACCAGTGGGTATATGACAACGTCGCTTTGGACGATGTCTCTCCTGAATCTTGTCCTAGTGCCGGCGCTTGGGGGCTGCTGAAATTCGCCAAGACGCATCCGAAGGAGTTTTATGTGGAGTGGATGCGTATGGTGTCTAGGACTGACAATGAGGACGAGGTACTAAAGGGGTACAGAGAAGATGCCCGTCGCGCCACTAATGACATCGCAGATATGCTTGAACGATTTCGATCTAGCCTTGTACAAGAAGGTTCCGAAGGAAATGGAGAGGAACTTGCAGTACAGGCAGAAGATACTGGAGTCAGCAGGAACTGATCTTGATCTTCAGCAGGACTTGTGGACTGCCTGCTCAAGGGACGTGTTGTTCTACATCAATGCGTTTGTGTGGACTTATGACCCACGAAAGACGGTAAACCCTCGTTTACCGTTTATCACCTATGAGTATCAGGATGAGGCATTCATTGCCCTGAATGAGTCTATTGGAAAGCACGATGTCCTGATTGAGAAATCACGGGATATGGGTGCTTCGTGGATTTGCCTGACACTGTTTCAGTGGTTGTGGATGTTCCACCCTAACTTGTCTTTCCTCATGGTCAGCCGAAAAGAGAGCTTGGTGGACGGTGCAAGTGACTCACTTTTTGCGCATATTGACTTCATTCACAAGCACCTTCCGGTATGGATGCGGCCTAGATACCGAAGAAACAAGCTGAAATTGATCAACGAGGACAATGGAAGTCGTATTGAAGGTGAGTCAACGACGGACAATATTGGTCGTGGTGGCCGGCGAACTGCCATGTTGGTTGATGAATTTGCGGCTTTTGAGCAGGGTGGGTACGACGTTTTGTCTGCTACGGCGGATAATACGACTTGCCGAATATTCAACTCTACACCTCATGGCACGGCGAATGCGTTTTATGCGCAGAGACAGCGGGGTACGGCGCGTCTTAGGTTTCACTGGCCGGATCATCCTGAGAAGGGTGAGGGTCTGTATACTGACGAGAAGGGGAAGCCCCGTAGCCCATGGTACGACAGGGAATGCACCCGTCGTGCGCACGAAGTGGAAATTGCCACTCAGCTGGATATCGATTATCAGGGGAGTGATTACCCGTTCTTCGATCCTGCGACACTGGATCAGCTGAAGATGGAGTTTTGCAGGCCGGCGTCACATCAGGGTAGCTTGATCGTGGAGGAGGGGCATGACCCCATCTTTGTCGATGACGGGGAGGGGTTCCTGAAGTTGTGGTGCGATTTGGACGAGGAGATGAAGCCTCGTGGTGACCGGGATTATGTTGTTGGGTGTGACATATCTCAGGGGACTAGGGCAAGTGACTCTGTCCTGACAGTGGGGGATCGGCTCTCAGGAGAGAAGGTTGCAGAGTGGTCGGACAACACGACTTCAGCAACACGGCTTGCGGAGATTGCCGTTGGTCTGTGCCGAATGTTTACCGGGGCCGGCGGAAGGCCGGCATTTCTGATTTGGGAAGCCACTGGTCCGGGGAGGACTTTTGGCAAGAAGATCATCGAGGACTTGCATTACGGGCATATCTTCTACCATGTGGATGACAAGACGGCCAAGAAGAAACCCACGGACAGGCCGGGTTGGTTTAGTAGTGGGGATGCGAAAAAAGACCTCTTGATGAATTACCGTGATGCCCTGTTTTCCAAGAGATTCATCAATCCTTCCGAGAAAGCTATTGATGAAGCCGGCGAGTATGTTTACCTTGCTAATGGTAAGATTGAACATGGTGGTTCGATAAACTCGATTGACCCAACCAATCGGGGCACGGGTCATGGAGATCGTGTGATTGCTGATGCTCTCTGTGCCAAGATTCTGCACGAGAGACGGGTGGAACCCGAGGTCTCAATCAAGTCACCGGATGTGATGTCCTTTCAGTGGCGACGGGACCAGAGGGACCAACAGGATGTTGAACGGCTGGAGTGGAACTGAATGCCGTTGAATCCCAACAAGGTTTCGGACCTGAGCCGGCTGCGGCGGGCAATGGAGTTTTCCCGTAAGCGGCTAGAGCCTTTCCGGGTCAGTCATAAGCAGGCGCTCGAGCAGTACGTTGGTATGTACTACTCGGATGACGGGTCTACCAAGCCGGTCCATGTGAACCTCATGGAACTGGCGGCTTCTGTCTACGAGAGGAACCTGAGTGCCCGTCCTCCACAAGTGACGATCTTCACGCAGAATAATCAGCACTTGGCTGTTGGCAGGAAGCTTGAGGCTGTCGTCAATAGCCAGTTGAAGAAGTTCAAGATTCACAGGGAGTTGCAGAGGTGCGTAAAGAGTGCCCTGTTCTCAGTGGGTATCTGCAAGGTCGGACTGGAGACGATCAAGACATACGAGGAAGGTGGATACCGGTTCGCAGACACGCAGCCATTCGTCAAGAACATCCTGCTTGACGACTGGTGCCATGACATGACTTCCTTCTCTCCCGAGGAATTCAACTACTCGGGACACAGGTACAGGATGCTCCTCGATGAGGCCAAGGCAGACAAGAGCTTCAGCAAGGCGGCAAGAGACAGTCTTCAGAAGTTCGAGAAGACGGCGTACAACGAGACGGGAGACGAGCGCGTCAGCACGATGACGCAGGGGACTGCCGGCTACCATGACGATGCCTACGACAAGGTGGAGTTGTGGGAAGTCTTTCTTCCAAAAGAACAACTACTGGTAACGATGACCCTAGAGGATGGGTTAGAGAAACCGCTACGGGTTCTTGACTGGGACGGACCTCAAGAGGGACCGTTCCACATGCTGTGGTTCTCCGAGGTGCCGGGTAACTCGATGCCGTTGGCACCCGCCATGCTGTGGCAGGGTTTGCACAACTTGGTCAATGGACTTTACCGGAAACTCGAACGTCAGGCACAGCGGGCCAAGATGATTGGCCTGACCCGTTCGGCACAGTCACAGGATGCAGATCGAATTCGCAGGGCGAGTGACGGCGAGATTGTTGCCGTGGATACACCGGACTCCGTGGTGGAGAGAGCCTTCGGTGGAATCGACAAGAGCAACTTTGCCTTCATGCTTCAGTCCAAGGAAATCTTCAGTTGGTTGGCCGGCAACTTGGATTCTCTTGGAGGTCTTGGGCCACAGAGTGATACTGTCGGTCAGGACAGGCTGTTGTTTGCCAGTGCGAACCAGCGTATTGCCGGTATGCAGGATCAGGTGATCCTGTTCACCAAGCAGATACTGACTCACTTTGCCGGCTACCTGTGGGATGATCCGGTCAAGTCGTATCCTGCTACGATCAAGACAGAGGGGTTGCCTGAGTTAAGGACACAGCTGTCTCCCGATGACCGTTCGACGCATTCATTCCATGAACACGAGATGGATGTCGAGCCGTACTCGATGCAGTACCAAACGCCGGCACAGCGTCTTGGCTCCATCAATCAGGTATTGCAGACAATCGTGATGCCTTCCCTGCCGTTGTTGCAGCAGCAAGGCATGAATGTTGATTTTGAGGCGATTATGCGTATTTATGCTAAATACGGGAATCTGCCTGAACTCAACGAGATCGTCAAGAAAGAAGAGGTCCATTCTGAGCCTACCGGGGGTCAGTTGGACTTGAGGCAGGCTGCGAATACCACCCGTACCAACGAACGGGTAAATATCAGCCCTAACGCAACTCAGAACGAGGCGCAGAGCATGGTGAATAACATTCTCCGTGAAAGCGCTGAAGCTCCTAACATGGGAGAGCAGTAATGCCCGAACGCCCGAGAAGGATATATAGAACACAACCTGCTATGCCGGCCCGCCCGGACATAAGGATAGACAGAAGACTACCTGCTGGTCTATTACCGTCAGGTGGAGGCGAGGGGAGCCCCCTGCTTCCGGGTATTCAAGGGTTTTTTGACCCTTTTGACGTGGATGAGCAGGGTGTTCCTCTAGGAGTACTGCAGCCGCTGGGATCACCACCTGTACCACATGATCCGCCTATTTCTGGACCCCCTGCCGGCCCACCCGGCTCTTGGCCGAGTATATGGCAAGCAATTACCGGACCTTTTGAGCGGCCAAGACCTCCAATACCGACGGCAGAGATGGTTGAAGCTTACCGGCGCGCCTTCCGAGGAGCACCTAGAGGGACCATGGCCCTACCTCAACATGTCTTTGGGTTTAGGATTCCCTTCCCTGCCCGGCGGGAGCACGCTACACCTATACCACAGCAGATCGAGGAATCACACCATCGTAGGTGGAATCCAACGCGCGAGGCCATGCGTGCCGGCATCGATCAGTTTAGACACGGGATTACCCCTACCTTAGCTAACCCCATCCCACCTCTATTTCAGGGATTAGGCCAAGCAGTCGGTGGGCTTCTTCCACCCTTCCAAGGTATGATTCCGGGGTTTAACGAGGTCTTTGGCGGTGGGATGGGGTCTCCCGATGAAATTCAGCGGCAGGCTGAAATGCAGCCCGGTAATTTCCCTCCCGGCGTACCAC